GGCAGACAGCTAAATAGTATTAAGCATGCCGCTGGTAGGAGTATCCTCATTTCACTCTCCTACATTCCCTATTTGAGAAGTAGTAGTCCTCAAATTCTACGTTTATGTGGTCGTGGATAAGGCTCTCTTGTGATTCGGTGAGCTTCTTTACCTTTATTCTTTCGATGAGTTTCTTTATCTTTTCTCTCATAACTTTTCTCCGCACCGAGCATTTCCTCTAATTCGGAAGGCTCTATGTAATACATTTAAGTAAAACTAAATGGTGAAATCTCGTTAGAGATTTTACCTATGGTGTCAAAGAAATTAAGTGTCACGCGTATTCGACACGCGTCTTCGGTGTCAACATTCTCTGACACCCTCTAAAAATATATATATTGTTTGTGAAAAAAGAATTAGTTATTTAAGAATAAATCGTATATTTGTTTAAAAAATAACCCTATAAAACCGGCACCGATAGTCATTCTCCACTTCTGTGAGTCTTGTCTATGTCGTGTGTTCTCTTTTGTTTCAGCCCACAAGCCTTGATTGGGATTGAACAAATTTTCCTTAATAAATTTGAGTGTTTCTTCTGTTCTAAGATGAGCGGTTTCCATATCTGTGTTTAGTTTTTCTATATCTTCTTTGAGTCCATCTATCTTCAGGTGTACAATCTCAAATTCCTTTCGGTCATTTTGATTCATTTTATCCAATCTCCTTTGAGTTATAGTCTTGCAAGTTTCTAACTATAAATAAGTATATAGTAAGTTAGTTAATCACCAACTTTTATCTTATTTACTTTTATATTTCTTTTCTTACGAGGTTGTGGTTTAGTTTGATTCTCTAGTCTGAATATCTCTTCCTTTAATGAATCTCTTACGAATATATGGTGTGATATCTCAGCATCCATTTCAGCTACTTTGGATTGTGTCAGCCAACTACATAGTACGAATCCAGCTACTACACCTATTAATATTCCTAACCATACCCAGCCTATTATTGCTATTTCCATTACTTACTCCTTACATTAATTTTTCAATACGAACTCTTATGTGCTGTAATATCATCAATATTATGTTCGTTACCGTTTTTATCTTTGAACGTCTTTGGTAACTCCTCATAATCATATTTTGGAAACTTACCATGTGCTGTCATACTACCCTTTTCTCTGTATGGTGGACACTCACTTAAATCACACTCATCCCATTGAACCCACTCATCAATTTGTACCATAGGTTTACATTCATTAAATAAATGTCTTTGTGATAATATAATTTTCATTCTTCCTCATCCAATATTTCTGCATTCTCATGAACCACTACAACACTACCACTCTCTTCCGATGGTGTTTGTTCGTAGTCTATTCTCATTTGGATAGCTTCAGCCTCTATCTCAGCTGCTAGTATCTCCAATTCTTTTTTCTGTTCTTTTGTCAATTTACTCATCATTACTCTGTGTTATGGGTACATCTACATCCAAATAAGTCTCCTCATCTTTCCACCATTGTATTTGCTCCGATGATGGTTTCCTTTCAAAAGCCTGTTGGTTTAAATTATACTCTTGTTTTGACAACACCTTGTACAAGCTATCGAATGTATCCCTATCTACGAATTGTTTTCGTGATACAAAATATTCTACTGCATGATTTAGACTTTCTGCCTCTATTGTATTAACTATTTCATAACTTTTGTCTATCATAACATATAACATAATAATAACTCCTTAATCAAATATTACATAAAATTCACCGATTACTTCTTCACTTTTCCAATCATCATACCAACCATAGAATATAGTAGCAGTATCTCCTCTCATATTTCTTGTAGGAGCTAACATGGTGTTTACCTCACCATCCATATTACTATAAGAAGCACCATTGATTATAGGGACTGTATGTCCTTCAAACCAATCTATATGCGTTGTGTCATATCCAATGTATGTTCCGTTATCGTTTAGTCCTGTATTTGCTACAAAATAACCGAAGTCATCTCCTATAATCCAATAATGATTACTTCCCCATCCAAATTTTAGTACATTTACACTTTCTCCATCTCTATAAACATTACCACTAATTCTATGAGGAGTTTGCCACTTCGTTGTATCTAATGTTAGATGATAATAACCATTAATATCTTTTTCCATACGAGCATCTAATACAAACTCTATCGTAGATAGTTCTGGCTCAAAGGGTAGTGAACACCCTACAAATAGATTAAATCCTGTTAGGCTTATTAGTCCATAACTTACCAGTCTTTTTATTCCTTTTAGACTCATTACTTAATTCCTTCCATTTTTTCTTTTGTTTCTTTGGTTTTCTTTTTGGTTTAATTTTTTCTTCAAATGCTTCATCTTCTAACTCTTCTAAATATCTATAATCCACCATTAACTTACTCCTAAAGCTACGAACAAAATGGTATATAAGTCAAGACCTAATTTTCCATTTTGATATTAATTTTACAAACTCTTCTACTGAATAAGACTGATTCTTTTCATCTACTATTTTGACTGTTTCTACCAAATGTGATTCACTCATAACTATTGTATTTAATGCTTTAAAACCAGCTCCTGTATAAAATGTTCCAAAGGATTCTTCTCCCAAAGTATTCTCATCCCAAATGGCGTTTTTGGAATCTCCCTCTAATAATATATAGTATGTCATTTCTTCAAAATGTTATTTTTTATATAGTCTATCACATCACCCTTTGGATTCCAACCTAATACATCTCTAGCTTTCGTATCGGTATTTAATGTGTTTCTCATCTCACCAGGTCTCTTGTCTATATATTCGATTGGATAATCACCAAAAGCACTAGCTATTTCATTTACTGAATAGTTTTTACCCCTACCCAATTCAAATGTTTCTCCAATAGTTTCAGACATATACAAAGACTTAGCACACCTCATCAACCCATCCACAATGTCATCTACATGAGTAAAGTCTCTTCGTTGTTCTCCATCACCTGTAATAGTTAAAGGTTGGTTACTATTATACAGTCTTTCAAAGATACCGATAAGCGTACAATAAGCCCCTTCAGTAAGCTGGTATTTACCATAAACATTATAGAACCTACAGATAGATATTGGTGTGCTGTAAACCTTTGAATACATTTTACACAACTCCTCGCCATAAAATTTGGACAATGTATACGGATTAGAATAGATGTCACCAACAACAGATGATGAACCAGCATACACTACGGGTACATTCTTACTTCTAGCATAATCTAATACATGTATCATACTATTTACATTATTTTTCATAGTATGTAATGGATTCTGTATTGATGGTAGTATCCTAGCTTTAGCTGCTAAATGATATATAATGTCTGGTTTTTCCATCTTTACATATTCTAAAGGATGTTCTTGTAAATCAACATTGTGATATTCACAAAAAGAATGTTCATTCTCTTTTTTACCTGTAGAATAGTTATCTACAGATATCACTTCATGTTCTTGTTGATGTAGTTTTTCTATTAGGTTAGAACCTATGAATCCTACTCCTCCTGTAACTAAAGTTCGCATAATATTTTCTCCTTAAATTCTACTATACCACCAGCCAAATTTACTTCCCAATCTTCATGAGCTTGTTCATCTGCGCCATCAGTAATATACTTAAAAGATATAAATGGTACATCATAATTGAAACATACTTTAGCAAGAGCATACGCTTCCATGTCCACTACTTCACCGTAATACTGACTTTTATCTTCTACGAAGTTATCTCCACTACCACAAGTTGCTTTTCTACCAATAGGATTGAAGTTACTTTTTGATTCTATTGTGATTGGTGGATTATCTTCAAAGGGAGTTTCGCCCCTCATAAATCCAATACCGGTAACATCCATGTCTCGTTGAATAAATTTAGTACAATCTACCAATGTTTTCTTTTTAATTTTACGAGAACCAGCAGTACCATAGTTAATTATTAAATCATATGGTATATGTGAGCCAAACTTACCAAACTTCCGTGTAAGTGCAAATGTAGCATTTACCTTACCAACTCCTGTATAGAGAACATCATAATCATTTAACTGACCTTGTGCTTCTATTTCAAGAGCGCTGACTATTAGTATATTTTTTTTATTCATATGTAACCAATGACTTGACATTTAAATCAAAAATACTATCTCTAGGTACATATTTTAAATCAATTAATACTATATTACCAACAACATCATATCCTGATTTTTTAGCTAACCAATTAGTAGCCTGTAATGTACCACCGGTAGCTAGTACATCATCTACTATTACCACCTCACCGTCTCCGTCTCTCATCTCTAAAGTAGCAGTACCATACTCTAAATTATATTGCTGTTGATTTTTTGGTGAGGGTAACTTATTCTTCTTTCTACATAACACTACTCCACCACCATAATATATGGATAATGCAGAAGCGAATATAAACCCACGAGCATCTACGCCAACCCAATAATTTGGCAATCTAACCCTACTACCCATATCTCTTATTACGTTTTTAAACACCACCTCATCTGCTAACAATGGTGATATATCTTTGAAACTAATCCCTTCTTGTGGAAAGTCTATGACTTCTGTTATATAGTTTTTATACGACATTAATTAACTCCTTTTCATATGAGTCCAATGAATTTATATGAAACTTGAATATATCATACTCCATCACACCTATTTCACCACTTTGCTGTATTATTTCTGATAAGTTTACTATTGTCTGAAAGTTATTAGCATTCAACATACGACAGTCAAACTCGATAATTATATCATTACCCAAATCCGATGGCTTTGAGTTGCCATACATGAATATCTTTTCATCTAAGTTAAATTGGGTATCTTGTTGTTCTTCTTTTCTATACTCACTCATATAATCTGAGCCAAAGTCTAAGTATATCTTACTACACCAAGGTTCTAACTCTCTTAATAGGTTCTTATCACAATTGTAAGCTACAAACCCTATATCATATTTAGGTGGAACTATCGGTTTAAGATACTCATCGTGCTTAACCATATGTCCCCACTTACGAATGAAGTTACGAGTGCTCCTTAGATTCTGAGCCAGCCATTCCGATGATTCTCTACCTTTCATAAAGACTTGACCTGCTGGATTTCTCATAGCCCCATCCTTAAATCTACTACCTCTACAAGTCATATGGTATACAAACCCTTGCCAAGTCTGTATTGTCTCATAACCAGCCAACTGAAACCTATTGAAGATATCAGAGTCCTCTTTGGATTGTGGAGCATACAAAGGATCGTGCCCACCTATGGCTTGAAAGTCATCTTTGTATATAGCCCAAGGTGCAAATATACCTTCGGTAAGTTTATCATCACCAGTTTGTTCTTCTTCATCAATGAATCTTAACAACTCTTTTTCCTTAAACTCTTCAGGTTCTATACCATAATCCATTAGTATCTTCTCAGGACCATCAGGATGTAGTGGTGGTTCTATGCGTGTGGCTGAAACAACCTTCCCACGCTGTAGATGTTTGAGAACTTCCACATCCATATTAGGGCAAGCATACATATCCGCATGATATATCATCACGATGTCGTTTGTAGCCAGATCTACTAACCTATCATACAGTATGGTATGTCCTAACCTATCAGGCCCATCGTTTCTCATTATCTGTACGTTTTCGTCTTTTCTCATTATCTTATTCATCCAATCCCAAGTCCCATCGTCTGAGAAATCATCAGCCCAACATATCTCATGTTCAGGTCCCAAGTTCTTTCTAATACTATTGTAAGACCATTGTAGATATTTTAGGTTGTTTCTACTTGGTTGTATAAAACTTATCTTTTTCATATTTTTCTTCCATAACCTTTCTAACTCTGTGTAATAATAGTCTGGTTTAACTTTAGCATTATGTTTGTCTATGGTATATAACTCATCTATATCATACACACTTTCCAAATCAATAAGACTTAGTTCACCACTCTTTGTTCTTATAATATTTATCGAGACCAAATCGTAAAAGAACATTTTTTTTTCATTTACCAAAGATAGTACCTTTTGATAAAACTCATCGGGAACTTTATCAAACTCTGAACCTATTATTTCTCCTAACTCACACACATAACCAACTATATCATCTCCATCTACTATTAGTGATTGTAGTGCTGGGGCAACCTCATCGAAGAAACCAGCTTCAAGTGCTTTTACAAAGTTCTCTCTACGACAATAGTCCTTATCAAATATCTTATAATAAACACCATCCCCCTTTAAAACCATTCTACCATGATTTACACCATCAACAACCCTACCAGCTTTGTTTAGTATTACACCAAGAGAACCTAAATCTATATCTTTTAAATTTATTCTATTCATATCCAAATTCTTTATACTCCATGTCTTTAGAGGATAAAGTCACCTCATCTTTGTCACTCACATTCCAGTTAATATCTATGTTCTTATCATTCCAAATAAATCCTCTGTAATCTTCTGGCATATAATATTGGTCTGTTTTGTAATAAACTATTGTATCATCTTTTAATGTTTTGTATCCGTGAGCAAATCCTCTTGGTATCCATAACTGATGTTTGTTTTCTTCGCTTAAATCAGCAGATACCCATTGTTTAAAGGTATCAGAGTCTTCTCTAACATCAACTACCACATCTAATATAGAACCCTTAATACAACTGACAAGCTTAGCTTGATAATACTTTTCCTGATAATGCATCCCCCTTACTGTGTTCTTCTTTGAATTGTATGCTACATTATCTTGTACAAAATTATTTGGAAATTCTAAAGAGCTCCATCTTTTAGAGTTATAACCTTCATAAAGATAACCCCTATTGTCATAAAATACATCTGGTATAATTAAAAATACACCCTTTATTGCCAATTCTTGAATTTTCATGTTAATCTCCTACAAATATGATATTATGCTTCTCAAATGAGGATTCATAATATTATCTACTTTTAATAACTCTTTTAATTGATACATACTCAGCCATATAAAGTTATCTGGTATTTTTGAAACATCATTCGTTTCTACAAGCATATTTTTTACTCTCTTTTTGTAAAACCTTCCACCATCTTCTGGATACCAATGTTCGAACTTAACTATACCTTTTTGTTCATTACCATCAAAGTATTCTGAGAATAAAGGTTTTCTACCACTATGAAGTTTATTTAAATTATCATAAGTTACCTGAAGAGTAGGAGACAATAAAACCTCACCATAATTACCTGGTTCAAACTTAGCCTCTATGAGATAAAGTGGAGTTCCTTTTGTATCTAATTGTCTAACTAACCCAACAACACTAGCTTCAGTTCCTTGGTCTACCATTGGTTGATTCCAACCTTTACCGGACTCTCTAATATTGGTTTTAGTCTTAACACCTATAACTTTGAAAAATCCACCAGTTTTGTGTTCAAAGTTTCCGGTTTTGTCATTGATACCCCAACCATCATTTACATCATTCAAATTAATCTCTGTAACTTCTGCTGGTAAATTGTCTTTTATATTCTGCAACCAATTTAAAACATCACTAATACTTCCATCTGAATTTATACATTCTAAAAAATGGTCTAGTCTTTGTTCCACATTATCATCTATTTCTTCTATCAGATTTAATATCTGACTCTTTAATTCAATCGACATACTTCTCCTTATATATTTTTATATTATCTTCGGATGTTTTATTTGTGTTGATATCAGTTTTTACATATTCCACCTCATAATGTATATCACCAAAATCTATTTTTTTACCAAATATATTTACAACCTCTTCGATAGTTATATCACCATTAGATCTTAAAACCTTTGTACCATTCTGATTAGCATTAACCGCGTCTAAAATATCTTCGTATAAAATATAATTCATAATCGTATTCTTTGTTACAGCCACATCATCTCCACTTATTATTTTTTGAAATGTATTCTTTTTCATTTCCTTTCCTAATAATCCAGATGGTCTTAATATTAAATATTCATCACAAAGCTCTTTTACAATTATTTCTGATAATCTTTTGGTTACACCATAGGGTGAATCTTTCGCCTCATCAATAGATGATATATAGACAAATTTTTTATGTGGAATACTTATCAAATCTCTTGTTAAAAAAACATTATCCTTAAATAAATCTAACCCAACATTACTCCAATTAGAATGCTGAACAGAACCAGCACAATGTATTATCAAATCATATGATTTGTATGCATATCCAGAACCATCTGGCGCCCAATTCTTTTCTTTTGGAAAATCTTTCACATTACTTCCTCTAACAAATTCGTCACACTCTGAAAATTGTTTTGAAAGCCATTTTCCTAATCCACTATTTGCACCCGTAATTAAAACTTTCATTTTTTATCCTCTGGAAAAACTTCTATACATAGAACATTACTATCGTTAATAATTAACATTCTACCATCAACAGTAGACATCTTAGTATATTGTCCTTGTTTTATTGTTTCTGGCATTATACCAGAAAAGGTTCTTTTTATCCCATCTTTAAAATGTATAATTTGAGTTACTGACTCACATTCTAAAAAATAACTTGTACTTATAGATGGTTTTAAATCAGTTTTATTTGATTCATTCATACTATTCCTCCATAATATCCACCAATCTTAAAAGGTATCTTCATATTAATTGATGTATGTTCACTTGGTTTATATCTTGATTTGGGTATAACTCTAAAATCAAAACTTACTCTTGTTATAGATGTTTTATTTATTTTATTCCCATGTGTTAAAAAACTACCACGCCATTCAGTGCATTCTCCGTAATCAGATTCAAATGGTGTATAATCTCCCTTATCTTCTTCTGTTTCAGCCCATAATGTATTTGTTCCATACGATTCAGTTAGAGGAACAAAGTAATTCAATTCTCTGACTTCTTTAGCCCATTTTTCATTTCTGTAATGTTTATCCTTATGAAATTCTCCAACAGCTATGTTATTAGGTAAATGTATTCTTATATCTGGAAGTTCTTGATAAATTATCTCTTCTCCAAACCTTGGCTTTATAACATCTTCTAAAAATTTTAAATATAAATCTTTGATAGAAGAATCCTCTCTCCATCTTTTGTAATAAATTTGATTCCAATGCATATACATATCTTCTTCTCTTGTCAAAACAGGATATTTTTTTTCGTTATGTAATGTTGTTAAATCATCAGTATTTAACCATCTACAAAATAAAGATTTAAAATCATATTTTTTTATATCATAATTGAATTTAAACATATTTTTCTCCTTGCAAATCGTGTATTTCGCCTGTATTTTTATCGGTTATTTGCATCTTTTGTCTATTTTTTATGTGGTGTGTTAAATTACAATCTTCCCAAGCCTTCTGTCTTAACTCTTCAAGTTTTTGAGGTGGTATTGATGTATTTATCATATTTGCCTTAGTCCATTGCATTCTATCAATATCGTAGTCTTTCGGAAGTTGTCCATTATTCATAACCTGATCGAACATTGGTGTTCCTGGCAATGGCATAACCAAAAAGAAGTTTGAAGCATCCAATCCATAAGTCATATTTTTTTTAGCAAAATCTACAGTTTGTTTTATTTCTTTCTCTGTTTCATCTGGAAAACCTACCATATAATTTGCTGCTACTCTCATACCTACTCTTTTTATTTCTTTTACTAAATTCTTAACATCAAAATCTTCAACTTTCCATTTATTAGAACACCATTTTTTTACTATTCTATGATTAGCTGATTCAAACGGTAGTACAATATCCCTAAACCCAGCCTCAGCTAATAATTCAATCACTTCTATATCTGGTTTACCTTTTTTAGTAAGATGAATTACATTAACGCCATTTACATCTAATATTTCTAAACCTAACCCTATAATCTTTTTTAACATTTTTATGGCTCTTCTCTTCATACCAAATATCGAATCATCCTCAACAAATACTTGTTTAGCTCCTATAACATCTCTCAAATATATTAACTCATCCAAAACTCTCTCATCTGATTTTATTCGGAATCTACCTATCTCACCGCTCAATGAACCCTTAGTCTCATCTGCTATATGACAATACGAACAAGCAAAGGGACACCCTAAAGATGTCATCATGGATACATATCTTAATTCCTCATCATCTTCAAAGTGACCACCATGTGGTCTACCAATTTCCCAATATCTTTCATTGGGTAATAAATCCCAAGCTGGCATCGGTAGCTCATCTAAATTCATAATCACTCTCCCCAAATGAGAAGTGTTAATGGTCTTTTCATTTTTTCTGAATAATATTTTTGGAACCGAACTCCAATCTCTGCTACCACTTCTATAGACTTTCATGATTTCTTGAATAGTAAGTTCTGACTCTGAAGTACATACCATATCAAAACCAACATCTAAAAATACATCATATCTAGCTCTAGCATTTACACCACCAGAGAATAATATCTTTTCAGGAAAATGTTTTTTTATTAAACGACAACAATGTAGAACCATAGTTTCTTGTAAAGAAAAAATTGATGTAATCCCAATAAAGTCAAAGTCTTTTGCCACATTCAAAATTCTTTCATCTGTAACTCCAGTTCTTAACAATCCAGTTTTTAGTTTTGTAGGATTGAAAAAGAATTTGTTAAAATCATCATCGTCATTACCGACACAAGCATCGTAAACCTCTACATCAACACCTATATCTCTTAAAGCCCCACCCAACATTGGATATGCTAGTGAACCATTGGGTTTGCATAAAGTATCAGACCAATTTTGTTCCGGTGGGTATAAAAGTAAAACTCTTGGTTCGTTCAACACTTATTCTAGTTCCCCTTCATAGTTACCTTTCAAATATTCTATGAAAGATTCCGGTTGTTGTGATAATTGTTCTCTTACATCTTTATCTATTAAATGATTCTCATCCATAATTTCTGTTAACTCTACATTAAGTTCTTTTGCTTTTTTCCTATCAACTCTGGTAATTCTATCTCTGGAACCAGCGTAATGGTGGTAAACTAAATCATCGTATATCCCAAAATATAATGAATGCAAATTAATTTTATTAGACCTTTCTAAAGCGTACCAATCTACATTACTTTCTTTAAACCATTTAATAAGTAAACCCCACCAGTTTGAGTGCCCGTCCTCTGACATCTCACCCATCGCTGAATCTAATCCCTGATTTAAATACTCTCCGCGAAAAGCATAAAATGCTGGGTGTGGTGCTCTGTAGTTTAAATCCCATTCATGTTGTGGTTCGTGAATAGCAACAAACTTCTTATCTTGCACTTTGCTAACAAACTCATCAGTTATATCAGCAATAAAAAAAGCATCTGAATCAATTCTGATAACGATATCATCAGATTTTAAATTTTGTTTTATAACAGGAAAAATATGTCTATTGCCGTCTGTTGGGTGGTAATTACCACCTTTATGTATATGCCTACCCTTTTCACGAACTTCAAAATAATCGTAATAGTCTTTTCTTTTTTCATACACATCTGAAGTCATATGTGAAAATATAGCATAACTTTTATATGGTACTTTTATATGTTTTTTAAACGATTCAACTTGTAAATCAACCCAATAATCATTTTTAAAGTGTAGTGTATATATATGTATCAAAATCTACTCCCCTTTGGATAATTTGTTAATCTTTTTAAATTCTCCTCACCTACAAAACCATTCTCATTATACTCACAATTATCAAATATTGCTCTGATTAAATCTGTGTTACCATTACCCTTCCAAGATTCTTGGAATTTACTCCATAGGCAAACTTGAATATTATTTTTACTAGGCCATTCATATAAATCTGAATGAGGAGAGCCAAATCCTTTTTTATTACCCCAATCATACAAATTACCAATGATATCCATATTTTCAGATGATGAAAAATACCAATAGTCTAAAATCCTAGGACTATTGGATTGCATTGTGGTTGGATTATTGTTATCGGGTACATACATATTATTATAATCTTTTATTTCACTAAAGTCTAATTTTTCAAAGAATCCCATATCAAATCGAGTCCACATAACTACATCATATTTAAAATTGTTCTCTTCTTCATATTGCTTTTTAAGTTTAATTGATTGTTGAGCACCATACCATCTTGAAGCGCTCTTCTCCCAACCAGCCATATCAGCATCACTGCCAAAATTAATTTGTTTCTCAAACTTACTTTTCTTTGGATTATAAATTTCGACTAACCTATCTTCATAGTCTGTAGCCCAAGAATGTATAAATACATCTACATTATCATTGACACTAAATACATTTTTTTTGTAAAAATGATGTCCTATTCTATAATCAATATCTTTCTCCCAAGCATGACCACTTTTACTTGTATAGAGCCTGCCGATTGTTCCAGAAAAACAAAGTGCTATTCTCATATTTTAACTCCCTTTAAACCTGTGTCCCTATCTAAATTTACAACAGAAGCAGTGTCTCTGTTACTGTTGAGTTTTCTGTCGTTTATAAGTATCCTGTCACCACCACCAAAACCCATAATTAATTGGTCATAGTTTATACCAGCTCTTCTCATTTGTTTTACAGTAGATTTTCTAGCACTTTCTTTTCTACCTGTTGTGATAACCACATGGTATCCTTTAGTATCCCACTCTATTAATTTTTCGTGTACACCAGGCAATACCTCTAGTTCAAAATATGAATCCTGTATATCAATTGGATTAGAATGTTTTACTAATGTTCCATCTAAATCACAAAATATAGTTTTTGGTCTATTCATTTTATTGTGTCTCATCGTGATGTGATAAAGAAGATACACATTTATTACAGACAGGATGTTTCCAATATTCACCCTTTCTGTGTATATCTCTTAGAAATTTGAGTTCCGGACCTTTCCAAGTCTCCTCTATTGTCCGTAAAACTAACTGGCTTTTATCTCTACTAGACTCCAACGGTGATTGTCTTTCACCAATATTTTCGGTTGTGGAATATTCCACATCCGGCTTTGTTTTACTTTTTAACTTTGCTACAGATAGTTCAGCACCAAAAAAAGTGCAACATGGTAATATATCACCATTGTATCTAATAGCCATATGATTAAATGGTTGAATACATTTGAACTCCTTTATTCCCGCAACTTTCACGCCATCAGTTGGCTTGACAATATTAACTAAGTCTTGTATTGCTATAGCATCAGCTTTATCTTTCCAATACTCAATAAAATCTTCAACCTCATGTTCGTTTGTCTCTGTTTGAACAAAGTTAACTCTCAGAGTTGGTAGCTCTGATTTCATTTCTTTTCTGATTTTAATAAATCTATTTACATTAGCTATCACTTCATCAAAGTTGCCGCCAACTCTTATTATATTAAAAGTTTCTTTGGTAGCAGCATCTAAGGATATTTGTAGTCTTGTCAATCCGGATGTGACTAACCTTTTTGATATTTCTTCTGTCAATAATGAACCATTTGTGCTCATATAAATATCAAGTATACCAGCCGTTCTAGCATATTCTATAAACTTAACTAAATCTTTTCTAATTAGAGGCTCATTTATATAGTTCAATCTTATACATTTTAGTCCCTTTTTAACCCCCTCATCTATAACTTCTTTGTAAACATCAAAATCAAACCAAGTTTCTTTACCATATTTTCCAGTAACTTCCGCACTCCAAGTACACATGGGACATCTGAAATTACAAGAATAATTTAGCTCAAAGTCAAGCTGAATTGGAAAATCCGGAACAGTACCAAACTCGCCTGATTTTTTCCAAAGTTCTCTATAGTCATCATAAGCTTCAGAATCATTATACCTTCTAATGATAGAATGTAAGTCTTTTCTATCGAATACTCGTGTTATATCGTTTTTATCTTCAGTTCTTTTCATAAGTTATTTATATCACCCTTTATAGGCTCTTATTTCCTTTATTTTTTTATTTTCATCAAACTCTAAAATATCAGTCACTAAAATATTTTCTTCATCATTGATGGTTATTTTTATTTCTCCCACTATCGTGTTAGAACTTTCGTGTAATTTGATTGGTGTAATGATTATAGTACCTACTGAATCAAATGTATTTTGATTTGCATCTACAACTTCATCAATACCATTTGCTATTATTTCCCAATCTCTTAAAATAATATCATCCGAAAACATACTTCTTAACCCTTCTACATCTTTCTCAGAAAAAGTTGTGAAATATTCTAATGCTTTATCTGTTAACATTTGTTAAACTCCTCAATTTCTCTTGTATTACCTTTTTAATTTTACTATCTATACTAGGTTTTGTATCTAAAAACTTTTTATTAGAAAACACATAATGACCACATATTTTTATTAACTCTTTTTTATTATCTTTTGGAACAAAATCATCATCTACCCACTTTTCCCATCTCTTTGAATCATAACAAATCTGATAGTAATCTTCTATGTCATCTCCCATTTCATCTAAATAACACAGTGTTTCTAATTGACCAAACTCTGGTGCTATGTTTATAGAATCTAATCCCAAATCAAATCTATCTTTATATTCTTTTGATGTTAAGTAATCGCCATTATGTTCTTTGCTTTTTTTACCAAACTCCTTACAGATGGAAACCATCTTCTCTAATCTATGGGCATCAAATGTACCTGTATTAGTCTGTTTGCCCAAGTCCAAACCAACACCTGATTGAACTACCGCATACTCTATATTATCAAATATATTTGGCATCAACTCTGATTCCAATCTTCTCAATAAGTTTTTCAATTCATACTCTTCGAATCTTCTTATAGATTCTTCAGTTCCAACTTCGAACTTAACATTTGGATTCCGTAAATATATAAAATTTATATTGTTTATTGTTTCTTGTAAACCATCATTATAATCTTGATGTACTTTCCAAGGGTCTATATGGATAGTGTCAAAGTATATTGAATCATGTATAAATGATTGTAACCCACCATCGTATTTATATCCCTGACCAATACCACCGTGATCCCGTTCTATAGGAACTCTACCATCAACATAAGTTGCAAATTCACCTGTAGTCCAATTGTTTACATACCCACCATTGTAATCCACTTGTCTGCGAGATGGTATGAATCCAATATTGCCATTAAATTCTATAACAGCATCAACCACATTTTTACTCATCGGACCTACAAAGTATTTCATAACGGAAACTCCAAACCTGTATACAACCTAAACTGCTCTGATGCCTGTAGTGTAGCCAAATCTATTCCTGTTTGTGTAATAACTCTACAATCTATAAAGTCATTTGACTTATCAACCCAATCTGTAATATCTACTGGCGTACAATTATAAACTACAGAGTCTTTTATATCAAATAATTTATCCCAATTATCTCTTGTAACATTTTTTACATCGAACCTACTACCTTTTGCTGCCCACTCTACAGCCTTAGCATAACCACCATTACCAATTACATACAAAGGTTTTCTATTATCGTACAAATCTAAATAAGCCATCGCAGCATAAGAATCTGTATTATATGCTTTGAGTCTACCATCTGTATTTATCACAGTATTAGCTGCACCGATTGAACCAACATACTTGTCTAATTCATCTACATACTTTAAAACTTCTATCTTAAATGGCATCGTAATAGCAAAACCTTTAATATCCAAAGTTCTAACTGAATTTACAGCATCTTCAATACTATCTATTGAAAAGGATTTGTATATCTTATCCAACCCATAATAGTAAAATGAGGTATTCATCAATCTGCATCCTGTATTACCAGCTTCTTCAGCAAATGAACAGTATATTTCTGTATCTTTATTTATCATTTTGTAACATTTCCTTTGATTTAAAAAATAACATATCACCAAATTCTTTTTCATGCAACGGTGCCATATTTAAAAATATCAATGATGTAATTTTCTTTATCTTCTTCAAATCGTATCCCATGTCCAATATCCACTTTTCGTAAATACTTCCAAACTCATCCAATACACCATCTGATTTATATTTAAAGTTTACATTCTTACCATCAATAAAGCATTTAAAATTATTAGCATCCTTCATCAGTTTATATGACATTAAAACTCCACCATACATCTTTGCTAAATCATAATACATATCACCGACAGACTCACCATTGAAGTCTTGTCTCCAATCAATAAGATAAAACTTATTGTCTTCCCCATACACAACGTTATCAAATTGTAAATCACCATGAAATATTTTAGTAGGTTTCCCACTCAATACAGTATTCCAATCGAAATTATCCATTAAATGATTTATACTTTCAATATCAACACCGTTAATGTTATGTACATTTTTATAAGAATCGTCTCTGCCAGACAAAAACATTTCTAATCTACTCATAGTTTTATTCTTGTAAAAGTTGCTACAATCTAATTCTGAACCGATTGGTTTCCACATTTCTTTTTCACAAAATGATAAAAAGTTTTTAAGAATTTCTATATCACAATCGTACAGAGTTTTTCCCTTTTTCCAATTGTAAGAATACAAATTACTTCCGCTGTAATTTAACGTTGGCACTAATCCGTCTAACTCTTTGGAACGATTTATTCTACCATTTATAAATTTTTTATCAGAACATAATTTTATAAAGTTATCATCTACTTTATATAAAAACTCCCCATTAGTTTTTGGAATACTATAAGTAACAGAATCTTTGAATATTTTTTGAGCTCTTAAATAATTATCTACCGTTCCAATATCATACCAATTAAATTGTTTAGCTTTCATATTTGAAAACTTATTCATATCATAATAAGCACTAACTATCTCACCGCTTTTCACATCAAGTTGATTCCAAAATGTTTCATAGTCATAAACACCGGCCAAACCAATTACAGCATGACCATATCCATTCTTATCTTTATTCTTTAAAGCAGTTACGTTTTCACCATCCACATTAACTGTAGAGTATAGTTCAGTAATACTTGTTGGACAAACACCTATCCAATTATTGTCGATTTTAGGAAGATTTTCTGTGATAATAATATCACAAGTTACCCAATAAAATGGTCTTTGTAAATATTCTTTACATTTATTTATAGAATAAGATGGACCTGTATTTTCTCCTTTAAAATCATCTACTTCTACAAATTCAAAGTTTCTATTTGGATGAGCCGCTTCACAATACTCCCTAACCATATTACCCTTGTAACCTAAAGCAATTACTATCTCATATTCCTTCGGTGTTTTATCTATAATATGTGTTATCACAGCTTTATTATCTAGTGGTAACAATCCCTTATTAATATGAGTTGATAGGTTCTCTAATCTACTACCCATACCAGCTGTGAGTATACACAAAGCAGGTTTCATATGTTCGTGTTCTATCTTACCATCACCCCTATCAGAGTCATCTGATATTCTGATAACATCATCTACCTCTGGCGTTGATACCTCTTGTAACACTATATCTGTAATTGCTATTACCCTATGCTTCTTTGGTGGATGTACAGTAAAAAAGTCACCTGCTTTCATTATTTTCTTTTCAACAACACCTTCATCATTTTCTAACCAAACTTCAGCTTTACCTTCAATTATATAATTTGTTTCTAGCTTTTCTACATGATATTGATAACTCGTCTTTGTTCCGGCATTGATGTGTATTCTTTTGTAACAATATTTATCATTTAATTCCAACCAAAGTTCTTTACCCCAAGGTTTGTATATTGTTTTCATATAAAAATCCTATTTCTTGGTTATCAAAATATTACATTCATAAAAATATAAATAGTCTATATTAGTTCCCATAAAACAATTTATAGCATGTTCTGGAGTTTCAACAATTGGTTCTCTGTCATTAAAACTAGTATTTAAAACAATTGGCACTCCGGTTTTATCTTCAAATTTCTTAATAAATTTATAGTACCATTCATTATCATTTTCAGTCACAGTCTGCAGTCTAGCCGTGCCATTTAAGTGAACCACTGCTGGAACTTTATCTTTTGCTTCCTCTTTCCAATCTAATACTGTTGTCATATAAGGACTATCCACATCTTTATAAAACCAATCCTTAACATTTTCTCTTAGTATAGATGGAGCAAATGGTCTGAACCATTGCCTGTGTTTAACTTTTTCATTTATTATATCTTTCATATCAGGCCATCTTGGATCACATAATATACTTCTATTACCTAACGCTCTTCTACCCGACTCCGAGCCACCACCGAATACTGAAATTATGTTTTTTGAAGTCAATAAATCTACTACCATTTCATCTGGAATATTTGTCTCAACTTTTATTTTATCAGAAACTTTATCAATTTCAGAACGTATTTCTTTTTCGTCATATGTTCTTCCTAAATATGGTGATGTATTATCTTTCCATTCAATTCTAGGATTTCTAAATATTTGATGATAAATAAATTGAGAGCCACCTATAGACAATCCACCGTCATAGGGTACAGGACAAATATAAATTTGTTCTATTTCAGGAAACCATTTGTACATCTTCCCTACCATTACTGAATTTAAAACAACTCCGCCAGACATACATATATATTTAGGTTTACGTTCTTCGATAATAGGAGTCATAATCTCTTTACAGACAACTTCAGTAGCTCTTTGCAAACCAGCCGCTACATCAAAAGCATCTTGTTCACTTCTTTCAGCAATTGGCTTGTATTTATCTACATTTTTTTGTGTAGCAGATGAAGGACCACCACCACCTGCCATAAATGCATTATAAAAGTCTTTCCAGTATTTATCAGAGTCACCTACAGCAGCCATAGCCATAACACTCCCAGCTGCTAAACCATGTGGGTGTCCAGATGACAATCCAAATATTTTACCTGTGTAAATTCTCCACGGTGAACCTATAGTTAGAGTTTCCATTGGTATTCTTTTAATTGGAGTAATATCTAAACCCTTACCATCCCAAAAAGTAAATGCAGAAGAGAATGTTTCAGTTTCTCCAAATTCACTTTCAATATTCATCCAATCATTTTTTTCAGTTCCACTCCCATCAACAGTGATTATCAAAGCTTCGTCATAATTGCTTGAAAAGAAAGCATTAGCCGCGTGAGATTGGTGATGACCGACAATAAAATATTTACCATCATTTTTTTCTATCAAAGATTTCATCTTAGTATCGGGTTCTTTTTTAGCTAATATTTCTGGATAAGTTTTTCTAGCTCTCGGACAACCATTAACAAAATACTTCGCATCATTAACATCTTCTTCTGGCAACATCTGCAAAGCCATTTCTAAACCATCACCCAACGGTTCTTTTTCTCTTATAAATCTCTCTAACTCTTCATGTATTATTGGAACACCATTTTCTAAAACACAATAAGAAACATCATGTCCTGATTGAAACCCTATTATTTTCATATAATTAACCTTTACCTTTCAAATAAATATTAAAATTCAAACCCAAATACAATTTTAATTTGTACTTTTCCAATTACCAAACCAAGCTTCTTCTGTATAGCTTTGTTTAAATCTTTTGTCCATTGTATCAACACACAATTTGTAAAACTTTTCACTCTTCAACTTTTCAGCCACTCTTTTTGCCTCGTCTAAATCTCCAACTTTAACCGTAGTTAGTGGATGTAGTATTTCTTGAGTATCTAATCCCTCATATCCAATGCAAGGTATTCCGTGAAATCCACAATTCATAGCAAATGTACCAGCCGCATGTGTTCTCATTAGATGAACTCCTATACTAAAATCACTCAGCTTATCAATCCAATCTCTCCAACTCATATAAGGTAGATAGTTTATATCTTCAATCATACTTTCTTGTTCTTGTTTTCTACCCATCGATGGCGCTGATATAGGATATCCCATTTCTCTAGCAACCATATAAGAATCAAACCCACCATACCAACTTACAAAATTACCACCAATTATTACCTTTGAATTTTCATAAAACTTTGGGCTTGGTAAATCACCATAACTATCAATTAGTTTTTCTCTTCTAGTAGTTAACCCATCAGTAATCATAAGACTTCTCATTACCCTCACATCTCTACAACCCAATCCAAGATAATAACTTACATCAGATTCATTATGACAATAAACCCAATCAGCACTAACTACAGTATTGTAATAATGAAATTGTTGTTCTACAGAATAGTCTTGAAAGAACCAATGGGGACCTTCTTGCATTACGGACACTTTGTCACAGCAACTTCTGAATAAATTTAAATCTATGTTTGGATTATTCTTTGGTATTATAACTATACCTAAATCAAACTTTTCATTTGGAATATCATTTATGTTGTAGTGTGAAGCATCCAATGCCATTATCCAAGCATACTCCGTTCTAGCGTTAGGGAAGTCTCTTGGTATCTTACCATTGACTTGACTCTCTGAAAAGAATGCTACATTCATACTAAAACCCCACCTTCTCACCTATAGCAAGGGGATAGTTATTTTTTATACAGTAATTGTGTAGGACAGATTTATAGTATTTATTTTTTAAATCAGACGTAAGCCATAAAAACTCTTGAATAACTTTTTTATCTAAGAACGGATATCTAGCCTCAATTCCGTACATGCCAGACACATATTCCTCTTTAGCTATATAGGATTCCATACTACTGTAGTAAAAACTGAGCCAAGGAAATATAGATGATAAGTCTTTTGGAAATATCCCACCAAAATTACTGTGTGGAGCAAACTTTTGACCATTAAATCCATAGTCAGCATATACTTCATCAGGACCTATACCTGATAGATACACTTTTCTATTATCTTGATTAGCCGCATTACATACCAAGGACATCCACGCAGAACCTCTGTCATCCCAAAGTAAAGCTCTTTCTTTATAATCAGTAGAGGAAGATTCTATTGTCCATCTAAATTCCTCTGTGCCTGATTTTATTTGATTTCGATGTATTTCACGAATCTCATTTGATTTATATAGATTTTCTAAAGAAGCATTTTCTGAATTGTTAATTAATTTATGTCTTTCATTCAAAATATTTGAATTTTCTGTATTGCCATTGACAGTATAAGCTTTAAACTCCACATTCTGTTCAATTAATTCAGCACATATCACTCCGCTATCATAACCTGAACTTAAACCTATAAATATTTTTTGAGTTGTATCAGAAGTTCTTTTAAAAATTGAATCCGTATAAGCTTTGTCCCAATCATCAAAATGATTTTTACTTTGATTCAAATCAAATTCACATACTGTAAATTCATCTATCAAAGAACCATCAGAAATTTTGAAAGTCATAGCAGTATTTGGTTTAGCTTTTTTCACATTCTTATGATTAATCTTATCAAGTGCTGTTCTATATGACGAACATCCAAAATCACCATCTTCATTTGAATAAAATAAAGGTTTTGTTTTGAATGGGTCTGTTACCATAACTATTAAGTCTCTGTTAAAATCCATTAATAAAATAGCAAACTCTCCATCCAATTTCTTTACAAATTCAATTCCATATTCTTTATATAAGTCTATTAAACAATAACCATCGCTCTTATAATCACCAAATTGTTTATAATTATAAATTTCTCCATTATATAGACAAACAATACCATCATCATGGAATGGTTGGCTAGTGAACTCTCCGGTCATACTTAAAAGATTATGTATAAAAGTAAAGTTATTAACATCATCTTTGACAATACAAGTATCATCAGGACCCCTAAACTTCAAATAATAGTTTATTTCGTCAACATTTTCTATATCTTTATTGGTACATAATATGCTACACATTATATAACTCCTCATAAGTTCTCTTCATCCAATAACTAGCATCTCTTCTCATTGGATTACCTGGTATGGCATTAAAATGATAAACCCAACCGGCTTCTGAAAAATAAAGTTTATCATCCATCCAATGTTGAAGTTCATTATCTAGTAAAAGTACATTCTTTCTCCACAAATCTTGTAGATTGTAACATGGTGGTAAGATTTTTAAATCTATTTTATGCTTATTTAACATAAAATTCAATATGGTTTGGTCTGTACCAGCTTGGATTTCGGTGATAGCTATTTTTATATCTATATGATTTTCTTCATAATATTTTTTCATTTCGTTAAAAAATGGTTTGTGATTTTTATTAATAATTTGAAACCCACCATTGATATATTTATGAAGATTGATTCTATTTCCACCAAACAGCCTGTTACCAAAATTTTCAATGCTTCTCAAAACCCATTCATAATCCCCATCATTCATTACTCCACAGTACTTACCATCTGTTTCATTGAAGAAATTAGGACAATCAGGATGCACGATAGTATCAGCATCAATCATTAGAACTTGGTCATAATCTATTTTATTATCATCCAAAAAGTCAAATAGATGGTATCTTTGCCAAGTTATCTTCATATATTCTACAGGATAGAGCAAATCTTCCCATACTAATAATTCACAATTATTCTTATCACAAAAATGTTTCCAACTCTTAACAGAATATTTGTAAGATTTGTTTCTATTATCATCTAAATTAATATTTGGCATAAAAACTATATTTTTCATATAAATTTTACCCCCCATTGTTCTTCTGTTAATTTATTAAACGGATACCCTTTATGACTTTTCATTTCAAAAAACTTTCTTATACCATCCCAATCTGATTTATCTCTATCAGTATGTTTGTTCTTTCTACTAAAATAAAATCTTGGTTCTAAAAAGTTGTAACCATTTACTTTGAAACTGTAGTTGTCTATTAAATCATCATCGCCTTGAGCATCAAATATTCTAAACTTACCACGATTAGGTTCAAATATCTCAACCCCATTACTTCTAATAAAATTAGTATCACCGCCGAATATCTGATTCCTAGCTTCAGTAGATATTATAATATCTATATCATCATTCTGTCTAATACCCATTAGAGCTAATATACCAGACTGGCATATTGTAAACTCACCAGTTGGTATTGATATATCACTTGTACCCTTTACATTATGTATTAATGGTTTTACTCTTTGTAAATTATCACTTTTTCTAACTTCATCATATATCTGACTCCTTTTCATGTAAAATGGAATGTACTTCTTACCTTTTATTAATCTACCAATCATAGCACAAGCTCTATGATAACTATGTTTTATAAAACCATTATCAAATTCTACTGGATTTTCTTTAAGAAAAGTTTCTAACTCATTATCATTCATTAATTCTAAATTAGAATAATATTCCTCTGTCATCTTATCCCACCCTAATTTATGGTGGTCTCCAACATCTTTTCTAAATTCAGCTAGTATACAATTAAAATATTGCCAGTTATCAGGAATCAATTTATCTTTAACAGTCTGTACATTACCCGGTATAGAATAAAACATATAAACATCTCTAACAGTTTTCAAACTTTGATTTTGTGTAATAATTTCTTTACCACCAGTTCCCCCAGCGAACTCCATATTTAAAAAATATTCTAAACTAATTGGTTCATATTTCATATTAACTTTCTTACTTCTGTCTTTTCTCCATTGTTTCATAAGTTGAAACCATTTGTTATCATCGATATCTATGGACATATATTTAAATTTTAAATCTGTTTTCCAAACTGAGTAAGGAAAACTTAATTGGTCTCTTCTGCTATTGTATCTGTATTCCACCCACCATTTTTCCATAGCCTCTATTACATCAGCCTCATTGTGTCTTCTAAAAATTACTGTGGTTCTAGCTAAACCATTATTTTTAGGATAACCATCTGCCAAGTACTTTTTTGTCTGATTGAAAATTATATTCATATCATCTTTATATTTTTTTCTAGGATGATTATCACCTAACCACTTTATAAAATCAGCTTCTTGGTATATGCAACTTCTCCTATTCAAATTACCAGTCTTTGTCATACCACATATTGAATGGTCTAATACTGAAAGGTTTTGTTCAGACAAATGCTCATTCACTACATCATCTATATTATTAGTAATTAGTACATCTGCATCCACACACACACTAATATCATATTCTTTGAAATGTCTATGAGGTAATATCTTGTATAACCTATTATCTCTAGCACCATCCACATAATATCTTGTCACTAATCTAACTTCCCAAACATCAGATTTAATATTTGGATTGTCTGTAAAGCAAACTAAATCCCAACCATCTAACCTACATTTAGGCGTATGAAGAAAGAAATCAGAATTGTCAGCATAACCAAACATTGATGTATAAATAACTTTATTGTTCATTTATCAAATCTCCTATAATATTTTCAGCAGTATCTACACAAGTACCTATTTTGCCAGAAAATATAGTAATTAAATTATCTTTATCAAATTTATAAATAGTAGGTCTAGCATCATCATGTTCTCTGTCTTTTAGAACTGTTCTGATTGTATACATCGAACCTATATGCTCTAATGTATCAAAGTCATCAAAAAAGTTTTTGCCTGATTCAATAAATTTATTTATGTTTGTAACTAAGGGATTTTTTATAACTCCACTATTTAAATATTTCTTCAAGGTTTTATTTTTAACGATTGGTTTTTTACCAATATTTGTTTCATGAATAGCATGGACTACATTGCCCATAACATGATATCCTGTATCCCCATAAGGATCTATACACATGAAAGGCCCATCCATTACTACAAAAGATTTGTTCTTATACTTATCCGACAACCTAACAACCGGCTTTTCACACAACTCAAATTGTAAATCTTCTTTTTCAGTTGAAAGGTGATTTTTTAAAGAATAAGTAGCATTTACAGTTAAAGTGCTGTCTAAATCCCCAACGCCAAAATCAGTATTCAAATTAACTTTTACAAGGTATTTACCAAGTAAGTCCCAACAGATTTCCTTTAGTTTATTAGAATCAAATAATGTTTCTTTTACTTCTAAACACAATTGCAGAGCCTCATCATTGGTTAAATCAACATCCACTTCTTTATACTCTAATTGTAAATCATCTAAAAATTTTATATATGTATCTTTGTCAACTAAACTTTTATCTTTTGCTATACAATAGTAGTTTTCTACTTTATTTAAAATACTTTCACTATAATACTTTAAAAATCCATCTTGTCCTTCTTTAGATGAAATAGCAGTCTCGTGACTTCTAGGGTAGTGATATCCTCTATGTAGTCTATACTGATTTATGCCAGATGCTGAGTTAAATATGTCACCAGCCTTTTCATAAAGATTAACAAAGTAACCATTTTTAGATAACATCCACGCACAAGTTACCCCAAATATACCACCACCGACTACATTTACACTTTCGAATAATTCTTTTCTAAGTCTATCTATTAATCTAGCACAGAACAATGTCCTATCTTTGTTTTCTAAATAATCATCATTGTTAAAAACATACTTAAACATCTCCATTAGAGCGTCTTTATCATCACCATCGTGCATTAGATTAATACCATTAATTTCGTGCAAATTTTCTTTTGCCAGTCTATCATAACAAAAATTTACTTTCTTACCGCCTAATTTGATAGAAAAACTTAATGTTCTTTTTGTGTCTATTTTTTTGATATCAGAAAATTCTTCACCCAATATACTGTGTAGTAAATAGAAATCATGCCAAGCTAAATTATAAAGATTAGACATAATAAATTTACCATAATCAGACCTACCCTTCTTTAACCAATTAACAGTTATTTTATTTTCAGTAGGGTATTCTATTTCTTTTAGTTTGTCTCTGAACATAAAAACATCATTAACGTAAAGTTTAACATTATAAAGTTCTGCTGTGTAATACAAATCAAAAGAAGTCTGATAATCTAATGTTAAAGACTTTTCACAGAAAACATTTACTCCAGCTTCTAAACAATACTTTACAATATCGTAATGAGTCTGACTAGGTGTAGCTACAACAACCCAATCAACTTCATTTAGCCTATCTTTATAGCTTTCTTTTGAAGTGCATGTAAACACTACCTCTCCAAAATTTTCTAACTTAGGGAGTAGTATCTTACCCCAATAACCATAACCTATTAAACCAATTTTCATCACGAAAAAATCATTACATCAGGAACATGTGTTATAAATTTACCACCATTTTCTACGAACTCTCTCTGTTTGTTTATGATAACATCTTTAAAATTCCAAGCTCCTAAATAAGCATAATCATAATCTTTCATATCAATACTATCAGGAGAAACAACAGGAATATGTGCGCCGGGTGAGTATGTATTCTGTTTATCTATCGTAGTGTCTGTTATCACATCTATCATACTACTATCTATACCACAATAATTAAATACAGTGGTTGATTTTGCTGTAGCACCTATACTCATTATTTTTTTACCATCGCTCTTCAAATCTTTCAGTAACTTTATCAACTTCTTCTTTGAGTTAGCTACCCTCTCAGCAAATATTTCATAAGTCTGAAAGTTATTTATACCAAATACAGACTCTTCGTTTAGATTAAACTTTACACTATCTCCTATTGTGATACCATCAAAGTGACAAGCATAAATTCTATTAGAACCACCATGTACTGATAAATTATCTACTTTAAATATTTGCAATCCATTTCTTCTCAACAAATTGTCTAACGCAGTTACTGAAAATATATGAGGATGTTCATCATATATTTGGTCATACGAACCTCTCTCTAATATTCTAAGTAGTGATGGGTCTTCAAATACAAAAACACCATTTGGTTTTAGAATATTCTTTACAGCTTTAAACGTATCATCTAAGTCGTGTATGTGACAGATACAATTAGCTGCATAGATTAAATCCATGTACCCATCTTCCTTTACAATCTTATCAGCTAAATCAGTTGTCCAAAAATCTACATGAGTTTTGTATCCCATATTCTCAGTAACCTCTGCAAAGTTTCCACATGGCTCTACGCACAATGAATTTTCTTTATCAAAGTTCTCTATAAAAGGACCTGAGTTAGAGCCTATCTCTAAAACTTTACTTGGTTTGAATTTCATCTTCAACATCTCAGCAGTATTTTTAAAATGTTCTATCATTGGAAAAGAATTAGAGGTATTATAAGGATAGTCCTCATTAAATATTTTCTCTGGTTCTACAAACTCTTTGATCGATACTAACTTTGTTTCCTCATCCCAACACACTTTTAAATCAAATAGAAACTCATCTTTAAAGTCCTCTTCTTTTAAAAATGCATTTGCTATTGGATGTCTACCTAAATCTAAAAATTCTTTTTTTACATTACTTGACATACTAATCCCTCCCAATCCTTTAATTCTATATATAATGTCTTTGGAAATTTAGTTCCCAACGGCATTCCCAAATAAGTTTCTAATTTTAGTATACCATTTTTTATATACTCATCAATTGCTTTCTTGACTTCAGGAAATAAACCATAGTCATCAAAAGCAATTATGGTTCCCTTTCCAAATTTTAAACTGTTTTCTATATCACTCTTAATATGAACATAATCATGAACACAATCTATAAAAACAACATCAACTGACTCAAAATTCCAAGGTTGATTGTAAACATCCATCGTTACAAATTCTATATTATCTCTGTCATAATTCAATCTATTTGATTTTATATGCCTCTCTGATAAATTGTCTACAGCGATTACTTTTTTAAACAAAAAACTCAATGTTCTAGAAGAATGTCCCAAAGAAGAACCAATTTCTAAAATCTTCATATCTTTATATTTGTCATCTCTAAAGTAATCAATAAAGTCTACTTTCCATTTCAATGATGTAGTTGTCTTTGAAGTGAACTTATCAGGCAAACCCTTAATCAAGTCCACTTTGAAGTCATCATCATCAATTAAATATTTATAATTCTCTTTATTGAGATAAATTTCGTTGTCTACTTTATTTTGATTTAATGGAAATACTCTTTGAACCTGATATACCTTTGAGCTACCTGCAACACAATCTAAGACTCCACAATGATTTCCTATATTAAATTTAGCTTTCGTTCTAATATACAACTGAGTTCTAACATCCATATTCCTCATATCTAAGCATCCGTTGAACTCAAAAGGAAACTCATCTTTTGGTTTATAAGTGTAGTAGAAATAAGGAATATCATTTTTATCTAAAAAGTAAGATAAAATTTCTTTATTAGTTTCTTCATCGTACCTACCATCTTGACTTTCGTATCTACCAGTAATTAACAATCCACCAAACTCATTATCACCAACATATTTTTTTATTATAGATTCACCTTTCTCAATTTCTTCATCTGAAAAATGTAAATTTGGCGAACAATCTTTGTATTCATTTGGTTCAAACTGCCAGAATTTTAAAATTTGTTTTACAATTGGTATATCTTTTTTATCTCTATCATAAACTCTGTAATGGTCATGAAACACCTCTCCTATCATATAGTCTTTGAACCCATCGACATATGGATTATTTTTAAAAATGTGCTCTACATTTAAAAAAGGATTTTCGAATGCCCCCCAATTGTGCTTCATACTACCAAACAAACTTTCTAAAAGTTTAGGTGTAGGTAGATAAACTTTAGAATTTGGGTATTTTTGCTTTATCAATTTTGGCAGTGAAGAAACGATACCCCAATCTCCTAATCCATGACAAGTTCTCATTACCATGAACTCTTGATTCTGTAAATATTCATCAGGTATTCTATATCCTTCTGACTCTTCAAAACCAAGCCTATCAACTTCACCAGCAGAGAATAATTTATTATCTACTATTCTGAAAAATATCACATCTTCCTCACATTCATTTCTTTACTAAAATTTTGATTATAAAATCTATTTTGAGCTTCTTGTTTTTTCATTGTTTTTGGATGATACAAACTCAACTCTTCATGTGGTGGTAAGTGTGCATAAGTTTTTACACCTCGTATCAACTCATGTAATGGTCTTTCCCAACGAATTTTACCGTCACGGCGAAATACTCGTGATTGGTAATCGGGATAATTTACCCAACCATTTTCTGTAACTTTCCAACCCCACCTTTCGATATGTATTTGTTCCATACCATCAATTGTATTCACTCGTGGTATCCAAATCAAATCAACTTCGTTTATCTCTAATATTTCTTTAAGTTGTTGTATTAATATTTTATTTGGATATTCATCCGCATCAATATGAAATACATAATCACCACTTGCTTTTTCTATAACTGAATTTTTATGTTCTGCAAAGTTACCATCAAGTTTTCTTTTGTAAACTATAGCTTTGTTTTCAGATAGATATTCTCCCAATACAGCCTCTACCTTTTCATCATCCCCATCAACACAAACTACTATCTCATCTTCATCGTCTATGTTTTTGCTTAGTACATCTAATAACTTAATCAGTTCCTCAGCTTCATTGTGAACTGTAATACCATAACTAATTTTCATTTCTTAACTCTTGCACAAATTGTGTTGGTAATCTTAAATCTTCTAATGTTACTGAACTCTTTCTAGCCTTATCGTAATTATAACTTCTGTAGATACCATATTTGTTTATTATAGTTCTCATCTTTTTGTAAATTTGTCTAGCAGTACCATCTAACTGAACTCTGTATATTTTTTTCTTCTCATCAACTATCTCTGTTGCACCAGCTTGTTCTAAAAGGGTTTTCATCTGTACTAATGTTGGTTGATTGGATACCTCTAACTGAATACCATGAACCAAATACTGACTTGATGGATTTTTAGCTCTGTTTCTTAACTTTGGGTCTAACACTAATATAGTTCTACGAAGTTTTCTACCATCTTTATTTTCATAGACGAAAGATACTATGTCACCAGGACTTACTTTATTCCAACTGTAAGGTAGTTTAGCCATTGTCTTTTATTATCCCCATAGATTTACACGCTTCCATAAATTCAAACTGACCAAATTTTTCAGAGTTCTCTACATCTAGTCTTTTCTCATGCCCATCATATTTTTCTCTATCCTCTTCAGGTATATCTATAACCTTAGCATAATACCAATGCCAATCAGTAAGAGTTCCATCAGGATATATAATACCTTTTTCACCCATATTGATTACGGATGGAAACCATACTATACCCCTCTCTTCATCCATTATCTTTAAGTCATTCATTAGTTCACTGTGACTCTTTGTGTACTCTTCTAGCTTGTCACTATCGAAAGCTAGATAAGAATTAGAAGTCATACCGCATTGAAAGCACATATAAGATTCAAATGGTTTATCTTCTATTACTGTTTGTTCTACAAAACAATTATCATATAAATCATTACATAGAGGACATTTTGATTTCTGTTCCATATTAAACCTTCTTTAGTTTCGGTAATTTTATTTCTTTAGGTTTATCACCACCAACTTTTTTTAGCTTTGGTAACTTCAAATCAACTTGCTGTGGTTGTTCTTTAAAACTTGGTAAATATTTATCTAATATTTTACCAAATTCTTTAGTCATCTTATCCATAGAAAAGTTCACTCTATTATACATAGATTGTTTCTTAGCCATCATCACATATTTTCTGTTGTTCTTGAGTACATCTTTCATAACTTGTGAAGCGTACTGATAATTTACAGTAAACCACTTAGCACCTTCAACTAACATCTCTTTAGGTAATGCTGATTTGTGAACATCTGTCATTATACCTGGCAAAAGAACTGAATTGTTTTTGTTTAAAAAATCTACATGTCCACTCCAATTAGGAGCGATGACTATCTTTTCTGATAGACTAGCTTCTAGTAAAGGACGACCAAAACCCTCACCATGAGTAAAAGTAATATGAGCCTTTACCTTTGGGTGATTATACATCTGATTCATTTCTTTATCAGTTAAGTCACCATGTAAGAAGTAAACAGGAGGTAACTTACCCTTTACAGTAGCTTTTATCTCTTCTATCTTACCTTTGATTTCATTTCTATCTATAATGGAGAAAGTAGCACCACTTGTTTTCATAACTAATGCTGGTGGATTAGGTTTATTCTTAAATGTTTCTAAAAAAGTCTGTAGTAACATACCTGTATCTTTTCTATCCTGTCCTAATTCACCTTGCAACCAATGTCCTGTGTATAAGAATACGAATCTTTCTTCAATATTATCCATCTCAGTTTTTAATTCATCTGATATATCTTTTGTCTTACCATATATTTTAGTATCAGCTCCTTCAAAAAGAACTTCGATTGGTGATGTGCATTTTAGTTCACCTGTCTTTTGTTTTGTCTGTTCATTTATTTCTTCATATGTAACTGATTCAAATATACCTTTAACAAACTTAGATGGAACGATATTCATATTCATTCTATTCATACCTTGAATCCATTCAGCTTTTGGTGCCGTATTTTCTATACCAGCAGTTATACCTATATTGTACTTAGCTATCGGTGTAAATTCATTTGGTACACTTATCTGTACATGAACCTCAGGCTGTCTTTCTAATTCATTTGTAGAAAGTATCCTACTGAGTATTTCTACATCCTCTGGTTTACTTTCATCTAAAGCATTCATTGGACAATTACCCCAACGAAGTGAATTAATCTTTATATCAAACTTATCCATAGCTATTAAACTTCTACATAAATCTCTACTATGTGAACCATACCCACTTCTTGTAGCAACTGGTCCTGTAATTAACATTAATGGTTTCATTATAACTCCTATGCTTTAAACATTGTAAATCGTTTGCGGGGTGTCCACTTCTCAAATGTAGTATCCATATGTTCTATGAATAAATTAGACATAGCGGTGGCTGACATACTAGCATCATCACTCATAACAAACTCATGACCTAACTTACCACATCTTTTTCTTTCATCGTCTCCCATATCATACCACTCTTTTAGAGCATCAGCAAAGTCCTCTGAACGAGGTCTGTCATCATAGATATATGGTGTAGGTATTGAACCTTGTAGACTTCTATTAGACGGCCATACCGGCTTTACCCATTCACCATGAGTCAAATCTTCGTTGTCTTTCCACTTCTTCTCATCATGTAATGAGTGAATCCAACTATAGTCTTTATAAGTTATAAACTCACCTTTGTATCTAAAACCACATTGGTCTTGTAATCCACCTGTAACATTTACTGATATTGGTGTACCACACATTAGAGCCTCACAAGTTCCTAAACCAAAACCCTCATTAGAAGCCATGTTCATACACACATCAGCTATATTGTATAAGAAACAAAGTTCTCTATCACTTAACTTTTGATGTGAAAATATAACATCATAATCTGGACAAACTTGTTTTACAACCTCTGGTAAATCTGTACCATTTTCATCTCTTGGTTGGGTGTGCATTATAAGAGCACATTTTTCAGCTTCTTCTTTTGGTAACATATCACAGAAATGTTTGTAAGCCATTATAACATCACCTGGCAGTTTTCTTCTAATATTTCTATTGTTCCAAAATACTATGTATTTATAGTCTTTACCATTTGTTGCATTTCTTTTAAACTGAAGTAAATCACCCCATTCTTTATGTGATGAGTCAATAGGATAAAAGTTATTTTCATTTATACCATGTGGTATGTAAGTGTTATCCCAATCTGTTCTTGGTTTAATCTGACAAACATTATCTACAATATTGACTGTTTGTTTAGATATATTCATAATCAAATCACACGACTCATAGAATGGTTCATTCCATCGTGGGTATGGTAAATCATCCCATATATTGTAATAGAATATTGGTGTAGTTTTTCTTATCTCATGCTCCATCTGATATAACCATCCCCAAAATCTTGGGTCTGTGTAATGTAAAATAGCATCTACTCCGTTTTCCATATTGATAATCTGTCTAATCATGTCAGGATTTCCATAACCACTTGTTGGGTATATTTTTAGATAAGCGTCTTTTACACCAGTGTCCTTGCTTACAGATTCGTTCATATCTATAATCTTACCTTCATCAGGATGTTTTATAGCACCACCAACTTGTACCCAATCATAATGTTTGAGAGTCCCTAATACAAACTCTCTTGACATTGTACCCACACCAGATGACATTCTTAAATCATCTGATAATAATAAAATCTTTTTCTTAGCCATTTATAACCCCTTTAGAACCATTGTCGATACTAAAGTACTTTTTTAGAACAGATAGCTTATCATCATATTCAGCCATAATCTCTAACTCTTTTTCTATCGTTTTCATAATATCAGGATGTTCAGCAACACCCACACCTTTTTCTAGTAAATTTTCTATATTGATTCTATGTTTTTCAATATGTGCTTTGAAGTGTAATTCACTAGCCTTAATTAAATCAGTTCTCATAATGCACTCCCACTTGGTTTAAGGTTTTCCCATTCATTAATTTGTTTTCTGAAATTATCGTTGTGAACATACAAATCCATTGAACGATTGATTAGTTTTTGTAATGTAAAGTTATCATCTAAATTGCTTATTTTGAATTTCTTATAAAGATTGTCTAATAACTTTACGGATGTTAGTTTTAACATAACATTTCCTCCGTATATATGTATATAAGTATATAGAAACTAACTTATTATACAATATTTTTTTTCTTTTTTCTGTGCTTCTTTTAGTGTACTTTCTGTCCCTTTGGATGTGGTATCTTTGGGTATGAATGCTGCTACGACATCACTATATTCTACTATCTTTTTATTCCTATCGTGATAATGCCAAGTTGCATATGGTCTTCCATACTTATAACTTTCAAGAACACAATGTTGGTTATAAGCGTAATGTGATGGTGGAAATTCTGAATATTTTATATCAAACTCTAAAGCATACTTTTTAGCATACCCATCAGCACCATCTTTTTGTCCACCACTTACTATCTCTAACTCTTCACCATACTTCTGCTTTAGTTTAAATACAAACTCTTGTATACGCCTTTTATTTGTATACTTTCTACTTCCTACTATTGCTACTCTCATAGTCATTCCTCTTTTGAACTCTTGGTGGTTTCTCCGAAGTACAGAACTTAGCTGCTTTATGAAACTCATCAATAGCTTTTAACATCTGAATATCATTGTCGTAGATATGTTGAAATCTAACCCTTTGCTTTGGATTTACATTTTCTCTACTGACTATATCATACCAGATAAAATCATTTGGATGTAACCTACCATCTACTTTTATCTTTGTCTTAAAGTGTAGATTAGACTCATAGTCTAATAGAAATCTTTTTATATCTTGTGGTGTTACAGTCCCATCTTTATACCATAAAGTTAGATAATACTTTATATCATCGTTATGTATACTTTCCAATTTGTCAATAATAACTTTTTCGTTATCCTTATTGATGAAATCAGAAAGGTTCATTCTCAAGCTTATCTTCATTACTTTACTCCTGCGTCACAAAATTCTGTTTGGTTAAAATCACAATACTTACAATTTTTCTTAGATGCCTCTTTTCTATAAATATGTTCAGTTCGATATTCTCCATCATCATTAAACCCATCTTTTATAAATTCATCTAATCTTTTTACAACCTGATTGATTGATGGTTTACCATTTGCTGGTACAAACTTTTGAACTCTCTTTTGAGGGAAGTCTAAGTTCTCATACAGCTTTCTCTTTACAATAAAGTATTCCACTTCTATTTTATCCATAGGATGATTGAATTGTTTTGAGTAGAATTGTTTGTATAATAATAATTGGTCTGTCTTATTCTTGTCAGCCTTCATCCACTTATTCCAACCCATAGTAGATGTCTTTATATCATATATCTTAATTACATCTCTTACAGTGTCTTTGATTACAATATCTATATAACCAACAAACTTTATGTTGTTTGGTAAGTCATAGTTTAGTGGAACCTCTATACCAACGAGTTCATAACCTTTCTTACTAAAGTATTGAGCTCTTCTCTTCTTAATAAATTTTAGTATCTCCACACCATGCTGATAGAACTCCACCATATCCTTTTCAGTACAGAACATCTCACCACCATTTGTTTCTAACACTCTTTCAAAGTTTCTCTTCATTCTGGTAAGCAACATATCTTCTAATGGTAGAGCCTCAGCCATCTTTGCTGTGTCGTTGTACATAACTGTTAGAAAGGTTTGTATAACCTCATGCATTGATGTACCGAAGAGCGTATGTATATTATCCGAGAACTCTCTGTTCCCATCGATGTATGCTGTTTTCCATCTATGTGGACATTGAGCCCACATTGAGTACTGACTATAACTTATCTTCTTCACTTAGCCCACTTTCCTCTAGCTACTACTTGAGCCATAACTCCATAGTTAGATATGTCTGAATAACTATCTACCAAACCTTCACCTTCAAGAGAACCATTGTCTCCACGCATTAGTATGGTTTTGATTCGTTCTACTTTATCATTTATCCTAAACCAAATACCCATAAGAGATAGTCTCTTCTCTTCTTCATTTACCAACATCTGACCAACGGCTATATTCTGTGGGCCATAGTCGTGTTGTTTGTGAAGAAACAATTCATATTGTTCTTGTTGTATTTTCTTGAACTCCGATGTCATCTCAGGATATTTCTCTTCCATATAGGATACAATATCTGTGTATTCTTCTGTTCCTTTAGATGTGTCTTTTATAACCTTCATATAACTCTCCAATTTACAGTATAAAGCTACGACTTTTTTTTGATAAAGTCAAGCTTTTTTATTTGTCTTTTGATTCTTTTGTTTAGATAGTATACATAAATATGCTTTGGTTTTGTCTTCTTCCAAAATATATTTTCGTCACCAGCTTTATATCTACGATTCAATTCTCTACCATACGGCCTCTTTATCTGATTAAGTGACCGACTATGTGTTTCCTTTCCATCTACAATCAGTATCCTACCACCAGCAGTCTCACCCCAATACTCAAAGTTAGTAGCTTTGTATATCACACCTGTGTGTCCATGATGTCCATCAGCAAATGATACTACAACTTCCATATCTGTATTTTGTTTTAACCATCTGAAAGTTTGTCCTATAAAATAACTTTCTGTATTCTTAGGTGTATCATCAATACAAACCAACCTTCTAAGTTCTAAACACTTAGTTGGATTGATTGGATTGTACTTTTTAGCGGTATCAGGCATAGATGGATAAGCATACATAGCTGCTCCAATCATCTTAGGTAAACCAAAGTTACCTTCACCATATAACCCAAAATGGTATATCGATTGTACACCATTTGTATTATGTGAGTAGTGATGTTTTTCTACGAAAGGTACTAATGATTTTCTTGGTATTGATTCGACTGTGAAGTTGGTAACAGACACTATATAAGTCCAAGCTTCCTTACTTCTTTATCTTCTACACCATACTTAAACATGATGTCTGCTAACTCTGATTGTCCACCAGCTGATATACGATACATCTCTACTGCTTCATTAGCTTCTTTAATACTACATTGTAAATGTTTACCGACTATTTCGTAAACCCATATTGGATACTTCATTTTTTTATCTCCTTTGATATATCTTAACCATTGTTTTTTCTTTGGTAAGATGCTTGTATAAACTTTATATAAATCTTTAGGTTCAATAGGATACTTCTGAATCTCATTAACCAAATCTGTCCAATCAGAGTTCATAGATAGAAATCTATTTACCATATAATTAGACCAAGACTTCTTGTCTTCGTCTGATATATCATCCCAATAGTTAGGATTCTGAGTTGCTGTTATCTGATTTATGTGGTCGAACAGACTTTTCTTTTTTACCAAAGATTTTTTTCCACTTCTTTTCCCACTCATCTTGAGAAATTCCTCTTCTTAATTTGTCGCCTTTACCGGCTTCGTTATTTTTATTCATATATCTATATGTTTCAGTACCAACTACTGTTAATAAAGTAACTAACCAAAGTGTTAATAACCAGTTTGGTGGTAGTGTTGGATTAGTCATCGCCTTTTGGCATCATTGAGTCTGGTACTTTACCACAATTACCACAACTGAATACTTCGATTGGTACTAATGCTTCTTGTCCTGTTGGGGATACGATTGGTGATATTCTTCTTATAAAATAAGATTTAATAAAAGAATAGTTACCACAATCATCACACTTAATTGATTCTGTATCTTCTATACTTATTTCTTGTTGTGGTGGTTGTTTTCCACCTAATGGTTTCATTGGTTTCGTACTCATTTTATCACTCCTAATAGTTCTATTATCATAGCCATAGCATTTATCTCCTTATCAACTACCTGACTATCCGATAACTGATACTTAGCTATAATCAAAATACATTCTGCTATATGTCCTGTACCATATGAATCTACCTCATCATACATTAACTTATATAGTTCAGCGAAGTCTGTTACTTGACTATCAGCCAACAACTTTCTAACACTCTTGAATGCATCTTTCTTACTTTCTTTTTTAATTATTTCCATCAACTTCATCTTATAGTCACTCTCAACCAAAGATTGTTTGTCTACAACCAACATACCATCTACGACTTGTCTTTGACAAGAGTTTATCACCCTACGAATATCAGGATAACCAGCATTTACCAACCCAGCTATATCATCCATCTTAGAAGCAACACTCTCTTCTTTTAGGATGTTAGTCATATGAATAGCAACTTCTTTCTTTGATGGTGGTATTACCTGAAATGATTGACAACGAGATTGTATCGGGTCAATTATTCTTTCTACAAAGTTACAAGTCAGGATAAACCTACAGTGCTTAGAGAAAGTCTCCATAAGGTTACGCAAAGCGGCTTGAGCGTTAGGTGTGATGTAATCACACTCATCTAAGATTATAATCTTATAATCTTTGAAACCCATAGTCGAAGCGAACCCACGGACTTTGGTACGAACCGTATCCACACTATTTTCATCGGAGGCGTTGATGTACATATAGTCACATTCTATGTTGTTAACCAATAACTTAGCGAGAGTGGTTTTACCTGTACCGGCCTTTCCATATAATAAAAGGTGTGGTAAGTCTCCACTCTCAAGATAAACAGACACCTTACTCTTCAGATGTTCATTACCTATGTAAGTGTCTAAGGTTGTAGGCCGATACTTCTCAACCCATAAACTATGTTCTAATTTTTCCATTTGTCATTCTCTACTTCTATTTTTGTTATCTCAACATCATGTTGATAATTCTTAGGATAATCCATCATTGGATGTTTCATCATTTTTTTATAAAGTCTATTCTCTTTTTTGTTACCAAGAAAATAAATGTATCTATGTTTACTAGCTTCCTTCTTTAACCAAAAGGTTTGTCCTATAGCTTTGATTAAGTTCTTAGGAGCAGCTGAACCATACTTTGAATACACACTTCTACTGTGCATCCAATCATCATCTTCACTCACTCTTAATGAGTATGTTGGTGCTAACTGAAAATCACCACAAC